GGCCGCGCCGACGCAAGGGCAAGGTGCATGGCGATACCCAGCCTGCCATCGAAGAGCCTGCGGGCGAAGCTCCGCCGTGGGAAGACACTCCTGACGAGGCGGCGTAGCCGTGCCCTACGAAAAGATCGAGCTAAGCCTGAAAGAATGGCTTAGCGTTTGGAATCAACTTCCTTTAGAGAGCCGCCAATTTGATCCCGTGATGGCAGAGCGGCACTTCTACTTTGACGATAAAGACGGGCATAGGGTCTATTTCATCGTCGGGCCGGAAGAGTGATGCCTACAATCCTAGCTATCGACCCTGGTTGCGAAGAATCAGCTTGGGTCTCATACGATTCCGAGAACCGGAAGCCTCTCAACTGGGGAAAGATCAAAAACAAGGCTCTCCTGGAACAGATTGACCTTGACGGAGAATTGGTCGGCGTGGGCGTGCAGTATTTCGATTACTGCGCGATTGAACAGATAGCCAGCTACGGCATGGCCGTAGGCGCTGAAGTGTTTGAGACAGTCTACTGGAGCGGCATCTTCGCTCAGTGCTTCGGCCTCGACTCCGTGGTGAGGATTCCTCGCAAAGCCGTGAAAATCCATTTCTGCGGAAGCACGAAAGCCAAAGACGCCAACATCAGACAGGCCCTCATTGACCGCTACGGCGGCAAGGATAAGGCTATCGGGACGAAGAAGACCGGCTACGGCCCCTTGCATGGGTTCGCTGCCGATACGTGGTCAGCCTTGGCCGTCGCCATCACCGCTGCCGAGACAGTACTCAAATGATTCAGATCGACGCTAACCTGACAGAAACCGACCTCCTCAAGCTTGGAGCATTTATGATGGGCTCTGAGAAAGCTGCCGACAAAGCGGTCGCTTTCTTTCGGAAGGCGGCTGAGATTTCGCCACACTGTCCCGACGCATACTCGAACGAGGGAGCCGCCTTCATCAACATGAAGACGCCGGAGAAGGCGCTTGGCCCATTGGAAGAGGGGCTGAAGATCGCCCCTGACAACGCCGCGATGCACCTCAACTATGGCGTTGCCCTTCAGGTGTGTCTCAGGCTTGACGAGTCACGGGAGCACCTAATTAGGTCTTTGGAGCTTAACGCACAGTTTCCTTTCGAGTGCTTCGCTGCAATTGCAATGAACTCGCAGTATCGCGGCAACATCAAAGCCGCGATCAGCGAGTACGAAACGGCCTTGTCCGCTTCCCCTGGTAATGCCGTAGGAGAGCAGAGCCTTGGCATGATGCTCATGCTCGATAGGCAATGGGACAGAGGCTTGCAATTCTACGAGGCTCGCCTGAAGACTCTGAACCCGTGGGTGCCTGTCCCCACACCGCACTACGAGCATGTGGCTGGGGCTACGCTGGGTGGGAAGAAAGTGCTTATTGTCGGAGAGCAAGGGGCTGGGGACGCCTTCCAGTTTGCCCGCTACTTCAAGGTGCTCCGGAGTCTGCATCCAGACACAACTTGGTACTGCTGGTGCGACGACACAATCGCTGATTATGCGCGGCTGTTTGGGGTTGAAGTGTGCCACCCGGCAATGGGCCGAATTCCAGTTACGGATTGTCAATTCCCTCTGATGTCCACACTCCGTTACTTGAATGACCGGAAGCTGCCCTTCCTCATCCCAGAAGAGAATCCCCTGCCGCCTGTTTCTAATAGAGTAAAGGGCCGGATTGGGTACTGCTGGAAGGGGAACGCCAATCACTCGCACGACCGTTTCCGCTCTATGAGTTTCGACGTAATGCGGCAACTGATGGACAAGTCGCTATTCGATGATCCGGCTTCGGTCTGCCTGCAATTTGGCGCTTCGCCGGAAGAGAAAGCGGCGTTTGACTTCACGCTCGAATTCCCCAACTGGTTTGCTACGATAGAAGCCATCCAGCGGCTCGATCTGGTTATCACCGTGGACACGGCCATCGCGCATCTGGCAGGGACTCTGGGCGTGCCCTGCTATCTGCTCATGCCGCTCATTGTAGATTGGCGCTGGGGGATGACGAGGGATACGACAGAGTGGTACAGGTCGATGCGGATCTTTCGGCAGACGAAGTTGGGAGACTGGACTCCCGTGGTGGAAGCGGTTAAGGAAGCATTGAGAAAGAAGGAATACTTGTGACGAAAGAACAGATTGAGGATATTTTCACGTACCATGCCCCAGTCGGGGATCAAGCGGAGAGGTACGGCAGAATCCGCGAGGCCGCTAAGAAGTTTGCTCTCCTGTTAAACGGAGCTTGCCCCGAGTCGCGGGAGAAGTCCCTAGCCTTAACAGATCTTCAGAAGTGCGTGCAATGGGCCAATGCTAGTATTGCCATCAATGAAAAGCCGCCAGTCGATCCCACTCAGCCCTCTTGGAGAAGCTAGCTCCATGAAGGCGTCCAGCAGAGTACGCCGCTTTGTCTGGATCAAGACACTGAAGCGGATATAGGATAGAGGAATATGATTAACCTTTCTTTGGTAGTTGGGGACTCGTGGGGCGCAGGGATTATGGGGCACAACCTCGTCCCCACGATGGCCTCCCTCACGGACATCCGTATGTTGGCTAAGGTGCCTCCAGGACATCCCATGGAGAAGTATTGCCCGCCAGAGTTCAGCCCTGACGTGCCCTATGCGTCTGACGACCCTATGCTGCATCTGGCGACGGGCGGTGTATCTTTCATGCCGGTGAACCCTAACGCTTGGTCCTGGAAGCGCAATGTGGGCTGGGTCTATACGGAGTTTCCTGACCAAGCGAAACGCAACGTGCCCCACGTTGACCGCTACTATCAGCATCTCGTCGCAGGCTCTACATGGTGCAAAGAGAAGCTGGAAGAGCTTGGGCTGCATCCGACCGTTGCCATCCAAGGGGTTGATACGGACGTGTTTGCCCCCAAGGAAGGGGAAGGGCCGAAGAACGACGGCAAGTTCTACATCTTCAGCGGCGGCAAGGCCGAACATCGCAAGGGGACGGACATCGTAATCGCGGCCTACAAGATCCTTTCCCAGAAGTACCCCGACATGCACCTGATCGCAGCGTGGGGTAACCTGTGGCTGGAAACCATGAATTCGCTCTGCGCTTCTAAGCACATCCGCTACATCCCAACGATGGGCGCTACCTGGAAGGATCGCATCCAAGCCAACCTGACCATCAATGGCATTTCCTCCGACCGCTATACGCTGGTGGACATGGTGCCCAACTGGAAGATGCCGCAGGTTTACCGGCAGGCGCACATTGGGCTGTTCCCCAACAGAGGAGAAGCCGGGAACAACATGCCTATGTGTGAGGCTATGGCCTGCGGTATCCCCATCGTCGCTACCAATGGGACAGGGCACTCGGATGTAGTCCTGGAGGATCACGCCATTTGCATCGGCGGGCCTACGGTCGAGAATGGCTGGGTTGAGCCGGAGTTGGAAGAAGTGGTCGATGCTGTCGAACAGGCTTACAAGCTTGGCCCCATCGACAGGGAGATTATGGGTCGCAAGGGGATGGAGTTCATCAAGGCCAATTTGACTTGGGAGCGATGCGCGAAGGATTTGCTGGCCGTCTGCGAGGCGTGATGGACCTTGCTTCCAAACTCGCTGAATTCGTCCTTCGCTGTGGCGCTACGGCTTACGCCGAACCTCCCGACAACCTTGCCTTTCATGCCTCAATCTCTCAGCAAGTCTTTCAGCGAGTGCTCAAGTCCATTCCCCCAGAAAAGCGTGTAAAGGTTCTGGACGTAGGCTGTGCGGATGGGTTTGCCTTAAAGATGTTTGGAGAAGCTGGGTACAAAACCTATAAGGGGGTTACGTCCCGCCTGGAGGACGTACCGGACGATCTGTGGGCGGCAGGAACGCAGTTTTGTTTCCAGCAAGCCGACATGCACGAGATCGCCCTCTGGCCCAAAGGGATATTCAGTTTGGTCTGGGCTCGGCACATCGTCGAGCACTCCCCCATCCCCCTCTTCCTCCTGGAAGCCCTAAGAGATCAGCTTACCCCTGACGGGTTCCTTTATGTGGAAGTCCCCAGCCCTAGCACGCCTAGTGAGCATTTCCGAAACGCTAACCACTATTCCTGTTTCGGCCAAGAGGGGTGGCGTGGGCTGTTTCTGAAGGCAGGGTTAGAGATCGTAGACCCATTCGACTGCCGCGTAGACGTGCCCGCTGGCCCAGATGTGTACTTCTGCTTTTTGCTAAAGTCTGCATCCAGACAAGAGGCCCCAGATGCTAGTACTTAGAATCTTCGCTTGGTCCGTTAAGGTGGTAGTGGAAATCACCGTGCCAGTCTACATCGCAATCTGGCTCTTCAAACAGGGGACAACATCCACTTACTTTCTGGGGGCGGTGTGGATTTTCATCTGTATTTGCGCGGGGCTGGACTGGTTACTAAGAGCCAAAGAGGTTGAGAACAGAGAGAAGCACAAGCAATGGTTCCGTGAGCCGGGAACGATCTTAGGGGTTGAGGTCAAAGACGGGGAAAAGTATGATGAACATCAGAATTAAAGGGCTAACCAAGTCCATCGGGGCAGGGGACCTTGTCGCTAAGTTTACGAAAGCGATAGGCATTACCCCCTGCTCCGCTTGCCGTAAGAGGCAGGCGGCTCTTAACAACATGATGGCCTTTGTGCCTTGGCGGGTCACGCCATTTACGGGGCAACTGGTTATAAGAAAACCGCAGGACGACGCTACGGACAAGAAGCCCGAAGTTTAGGAGGTAATTTGAGCGATCTTGAACACGCTATGCCCTCAATCCCCGGTTGGGTTCTTCGCAGAGCCGCTAGATTGGATAAAAGGTTCGCTAAGCTCGACGAAGAGATCAATCGCGGGCTAGCCGAATTGACAAAGAAGATCAGGGAATCCAGCAATCCACTTGGTCTGATTAAGGACATTCAACGGCTCAATGCCGCCCCGAAGCCCGACGCTTCCGGCCCCGCTTCTTCCCAGCCCTAGCCACTACGGCAGACGCCTGCCGGATGGCCGACTGGTCGCTTGCTCCACGACGCTTGGCCGCGTTGGCGACGTGGCTCCACATTCTGCGCCGTTTAGGTGTGTTCGCTTTTTTCGTGAATTTCCTAGTTGATCCTGGTGTCCAAGGCATACCCTACATCCTCTCTGCCCCTGGAGGGGGAGCGGTTCGCTGTTCCGACGTTGGTGATTCAGCGCCAATGAATCCCAACTCCGTCAGTTTCTTCCAAACTTCAGGAGTAAAACTTGCGGGGTCTTTCTTGTAAGCGTTCTCTAGCTTCTTGGCAACAACCTCGCCAATCTGCTGCCTCTCTTCGTCAGTCGCCGCCTCATAAACCTTAATCGCTGTCGTCCATGGGACATACTTAACCCCAGCGGCCAGAGGTCCCTTTCGCCCCTTCTCAATCGCGTGGCCTACGTCCTTCTCTTGTAATACCCCAGCCTTGATTGCCTGTTCTCCTATTTTTTGCGCCTTAGCCATATCACCAGATCGAGCGGCGTCTACTATCTGCTTTGCCGCTTTGGTCCTCTCTGTGGGCTCGTACAATGGGTTATCACCGTAGTAATCCTTAATCACCTGCTGCGCTTTGCTGGTGTATTGGCGGCTCTGAACACCTGTAGATTGCAGGAATGTACTGATTAAGTCCTGCGGCTGATCTGGCAACAACCCCTTAAATGGGATTGGCACGGCGGTCTTGAAATAATCCTGGAATTGTTTGATGGCGCTACGCCTTCTTCCAAACTGATCGCGTCCAGTTATTCCCTCCATTACGGGCTTGGTAACCGCTGGGTTGAGACGGTTACTAATGAAACTGCGCGGATCGCTTAGCATGTGGGCCAGATCCCCTTGGATCGTTCGCAGCCCATATTCGCGCCCTCCGAGGCGGACATAAAACAAATGGTTAAGGCTCCAGTCTTGCTTTTCGCCTGCCACTTGCCCGATGACGAATTTCCCCGCCGTCATTGCGGCAGCACCTAAAGCTAAGGCTCGTAACTGTTCGCGGCCATAAGGCTTAGCCGCCTGTGCAACAAAGCGGGAACGAGCCTCTAGGAAATCAGGGGCTAGGGCTAAAAGACGGAAGACGTCTTGGAAAGTAGGATTACGCGCCAGTAACTTATAGCTGAGATGCCCGAATGCCGCATTTGCTTGGTTCGCGGTTAATGCTAGGATTTGGTCTTCCGACAGTTTCCCTGCGTATCTGCCACGGTTGCGTTCCAGCGCCTCTTGGGCCATCGACATCTTTATGCGCGGGATGTACTCGCGGAAGAGATAGTCTTGATACTCTTCCATCTTTTGCCCCAAGACCGGCACCAATTTGAGAAGCCCCGTCCCCGAGACTCCTTCCGCAAACTCATCCATTCCTCGAAATTCAGCTACCATCAGACCGTGATTAACAAGCGCCCGCTGCGTTGGATTATTAAGATCCAATTTAGGAACATTGACGGGGCTGACAGTATGCTCTAGCGCGTGGACTCCAATCTGAACTTGGTGAAATGGTGAGAGCGTTAGTAACGTCTGTTTGAATCCATTAGACAAGGCTAAGGCGGCTCGTCCCACAGCATAGTTACGAACGGCGCTATGCCCCAAGATGTTCTTGAGCTTCTGCGCATACTCGGGATGCACCAGGAAGTCTCCTTGAACAAAAATGGGGTTGCCTTTTTCGTCGGAGCTTGCCCACTTCCATCCCCGCAGGGCGGGATGGTCTACTGGTTTATAGTCAATAGTATTTTCTGGCCTTACCTTCGGCTTGATATAGATCTGAACTTCTCCTGGAGTGGGCTCGGCTTTCCTCCCAGTTCCCGCAATCTCCACAATAGGTCGTCCGTCAGACGCCACGCCGTCATGCAGGTTTCGGATGAACGCACGAGAGGCTACCGCCGTATTGAAGCTCTGATCGTAAGCGGCAATCAGAGCACCAATGTCTTTGTCGCGTGGCCTATATCCTGCCTGCTCACCCTCAAAATAGCTCTCGAAAATCCTTTTCTTAAGGAAGGCTGGATTCGGTTGGAGTTCATGAAAAGCGGCGGCGGCAATAAGGTTCTTGGCTGCGGGGTTGTCTGGATCACGGTCCCATATCTGGTTCACGTAATTCTCAACACCATCCTTTAGCATCCCTGCGTTATGGGCCTCGTCGAGCTTCTGGTCAAAATAGATCCGAACATTCTTGGCGATCTCTATTTCAGCAGGGTTGAGTGTCAGCGCAGTGTTATAGCCTGGACGATGAGCCGAAGATGAAGATTTAGCCCGCTGCTCCAGGACGGACATATCCCCATTGGCTTGCACATAATTGGTGATGGCTTCACGCCTGAGCTTATCTGGGATTGCAGTTCTGATCGTGTCTCGGAACTTTTTCATCTCCCAAGAGCCGAACTGCAACTGCCCGTCATAACGACCGACAGTATCCTTAAAGCTTGTCCATGGCGCTAGTTTCTCATATGCTTCCCAGAGACGCTTAGGAGCGGCCCGCGTAGCTTCCCATGCCTTTGCTACGTTTTCGCCTAGCGGCCTCCAAGACTCTCGGACATTCGCCTTTGTTCTGGACAAGTACGGAGAAGCTGGGCTGATCTGCTTATTCCCTATCTTTTCAGTTATTTGAGAAAGCGCCGATGCTTTGTCAATATGCTCCTGGATTTTCCCCTCAATATCGCGCGCCGACAATGCTCCAATCTCAAACTTTTCTCGCAGCGTTTTCAGGGTTTTAGCGGCAGCGTCCTGTAGAGAGATAACACCCCTGGCAACATCGCCCGCTATTGATCGCGTGAGGTGGTAGACAGCTTGCGGGTCGAGAGCGCGGTTAGCCGAAAGCGATCCCCCGCCGATGATCCCATTTTCTCGGAGCCACTTGTCGCTTTCGCGGCCTGCATCAACCAAGCGTTCAAGGACGTTACCCCCGAGAGTGGGCTTCTCCCCGCCTGGGGGCGTCTTCGGCGCAGGAGCCCCAGGAGGGGGAGCCGTCTGTCTGGATGCAGACTCCGGCACTGCTGCCGCCTGCGGCGGTTCTGCGGCTTCTGCCGCTGCGGGAGGCTCCGCAGAAGCAGTTTCGGCCCCAGGAGGAGGTGGGGTATTTGCTCCCTTGGCTGCTTTCCGAGCCACGTCGAGATCGACGGTTGCAGCGTTTATGTATGGCATTGTGGCTGCAACCGCGTTGCCCTTCTTGTAGAAAACAACTGGCTTGTCTATCCCGCTTCCACGCGCTTCGTCAAATCCAGTCAGACTTTTTATCAACCGGACCTGTTTAGCGCTGAGGACAATCGCGGAGCCATCGGGCATTGCATAGACGGCGTAATCAATTCCCTTTTGTTCGGCGTGACCGATTTCCTCTAAACTTGTGGTAGCTGCCTTCTTGATATTCCCCCAAGACTTAGCGGCGTTTTCTTTCGGATACCTCTCAAACTGGACCTTAGATGGAGCTTTGACTCCTTCCGCCCTAGACTTATCCTTAATAGCGCTAGTGTCGATAACGCTCTTACCATCGAAGGCAAGATCCCCTTCTGTTACGTTCCCCTTCCAGGCGTCCGTTTCTGTGATAGCCGGAGAGCGCATCCCTGACAATGGGCGAAAGGACTTAGAAAAATCTCTAGTCTCTCGCTTGGCTGTTTTTTCTTGCAGGCGCTTCTGTTCGATCAATCCATCGGTGAGAGCGGTAATGTTCTCTAGAGCTTTATCGGCAGCCTCGATGCTTGGGGCCTCTTCCACCTTCCTTCGGGCATCTGCGAATTCCCACGACTTCGGAGGGGCGTTGCCAGCCGCCTTCATGTAGCGGGCTTCAATCTCGTTCAGCTTGGCTTCCCCATAGGTCTTGACCTTCTCCGCTATGACCCTATTTCTGGAGCCGTAAAGGAAGCCCTCCAGTCGCTTCCCTATGTCGTCAGTTGCCAAAAGCGGATGGTCAATAAAGTCCCTAGCTAGCCTATCAAGAGCGTCCTCTATTGCCCTAGCGTTTTCTTCTGGAGAAAGAGACGCCAACTGCTTCTTTAGGGATTCGTATTTATCTTCCCTAGAATCAACCTCTGGTGCTTTCTTCCTTAGTTCATCAACGATAGCTTGGTGCGCCGCTTTCCATCCCCTCTGGAATTTCAGAGACTCTTCATTATTGAACTTACCAGCCTTCGTTTCGTCCTGAAGGCGCATCTCTTCAATCTTACGCTCAGCAGTGATCCTAGCAATTTCATTTTCGGTCTGCGATGCAGCGTCTTCTAGTTCGGCTTGGTAGCTCTGCTTCCGTAGTGGCTCATACTCCGCATCAATTTTCCCACGTTTGTCTTTGAGCTTTTCAATCTTAGATTCAAGAGCTTCCCTCTTCTTACTGTAGGGCTTAGCAGCATTGCGTTGTTTCTCAAGATCACCGACCTGTTCCCACAGCGCTTCGCTCTCTTGCTTACGCGCCTCGTAGTCGGCTTCGAGTTTATCTCTCTCAGGAGTTTTGAGAGCCGGGGTTGTGCGCTTGATTGCGGCAGTATCCACCGCAGGCACAGGCGGAATATTTTCTGGAATAATTTGAGCAGGTTTTGTCGCTTCAGCCGCTTTAGCCGCTGGCGGCTCAATAGGTTGCGCGGGCTTCGCTTCTGGCGGAGGTGCGGCTACTTCCTGTTTTTTCGCCTCATTTGAGGGAGCGTTTTGTGTAGTAGGCGGCGCTGGTGTCGCCTTCGGCGCGGCCTTCGCCGCCTGCTCTTGCTCCAGCACCTTTGCTCTGTTTCTAATGGCATCCGCACGCTTGTCCGTCTCTGCCGCTACCCTTCTTAGCTCTGCCGCTGCATTGGGATCGGCCTGTTTGTCGGCTTCCGCCAATGCGGCTTCCCCTACTTGCTTGAGCTTCGCCAGTATCACTTTGGCTTTGGGTAGTTGAAGCTGCGTCAGTTCCGTGTCGGAGATGGCTTGCCCTGCCGCTCTCAGCCTCTTCATCGCCGGGAGTTCTTCAGGGTCAATCTTCGGTGCGGGCGGCTCTGCGGCTTTAGCCGCAGCAGCGGGCGGGGTTTGTCTGGATACAGACTCAGCGGGCTTCGGCGCAGGCTTCGGCTTGAGAGGCGGCTTAATTGGCTCTGCCTTGGCCGCTGGCGGCTCGGTCGGCTTGCGGCCTCTTATAAAGGCATCCTCGTTCAATATGATTGAGCCGATGTCCGAATCTCGCTTGAAAGAAATAAGGTCGTACCCCGCCGATTGCGCCTTGCGAACCATCTCGTTTACAACGCCGGTTTGGTTCTCTCCCTTCTTGGTTTGGTTGGTGAAGTCTAACTCTGGGTCATACTTCTTGTGGCCCCATATTTTCCCAAACTCAGGAGTCCCCTCATAAAGTATTTTGGCTCCAGGCTTGGCCTTAACTTCTTCAATCTCGCTCCCGTAGTTACGGGCCGATTCAGGCTTGCGGGCTACGAAGGTTTTCCCCTTAGCGGCTTCAAATGGTTCTTTTATCCTTTCCGTAGATCCGGGGACCGTCCCTCGATAGAACGTAGTGGCCGCTGGCGGCTTCGCTACGGGCTTGGCCGCTTCCGCCTTGACCGGAGGCTCCGCCGCCGCTGGCGGCGCAGCAGTGCCCTCTGCCGCACCCTGGAGCTTGCCCTTCGACATCATGCTGGTAAACGCCGCATGTGGGATCTTCTGGTTGGGGTTCTTGTTCCCCTTCGGCCCGGTGAAGTCGTATTTGACGATAGGCTTGCCGGAATCGTCGGCCTCGATGCCCGTGACGGAGTAGAGACCGCCGTTCAGGTTCCACACTTGCCCCGGCTTGAGATCCGCCGTAGGCGCAGTAGCCCCCGCCTCTGTCTTCGGGGCAGGGGCCTCCGCGCTAGACGGCTGGATCACCTCCCTTTGCTCCGGTTGAGCAACTTGCTGAGCACTAGGAGGACCTCCTTTCTTTGGCGTTACGGGCACAGATTCTTTGGGCGGCTCAACAGGGGCCTCTCCAGGCGGCGCAGCCGTAACAGCAGGGGCTTGCGTTTTCTGACGAGCCAATTCCTCTTTGCGGGCCAAGATTTTGGCCTGAGCATCTTCCTGCTTCAGTTTGCCGACTTCGACCTGTTCTCTGCGAAGGGTATCGGGCGGAGGGGCAGCGGCTTCTCCTACGGCTTCTTTAACCGCCTCGCTCTTGGTGGGTGGCTCTCCTGTGGCTGTGGCCCCTTCAGGCATGACCGTATGCGCTGCTAACGGGCCAGCCATAAGAGCATCGCCAATCGCATCGGCAACATTGGCCCCAGTTGGGTTCTTGATAGCCTTAGCGGTCTTCTCTATGGCACTTGGGACCATCTGGACTGCATACGCGCCGCTAACAAGTCGCGAAATAAGCGCCTTTCCCCCTGCGGCGGCTGGGCCTATAAGACTTGTCACACCTAACGGCGACATCATAAAGTCGGCTAAACCAGCGCCTTTTTCGCGCATTTTAGAAACAAAATCGTGGCCCCATGTCCCTGGAGGCAGAATATAAGGCGCACCACTAGGGTTCGGGATAGTAATGACTTGGTTTTGATTAGCCTCTTCCGTTCTTTGGGCTAGGGATTTGCCGGTTAATGTTTGTGGTAAGCCAGTCTGCGCCTGCTCGGCGAACTGGTTTGCTATCCCATAGGCTCGCATCCCCAGACCACCCTGCGGCTGCACGTTGACCTTTGGCGCGGCGACAGGCGGAGGAGGGCCTAAAGCGCCCATCCCTGGGACTGGCGGAGGGGTGGTTGGCTGCGCGGTAGTGGGCTGAGCCTGACTCCACAAACCAATCAGATCTGCTGTAGTCTTAGGAGTAGATAGCTCCGACTTGCTGGATTTAGGCGTAGAATGTGGTTGCGGCTGTCCTTGCCACAGGCTAATCAGGTCCGCAGTCGAATTCGGCGGGGTTGCCATTGGCTTCTGCTACCTAACATACCCTAAATCTTTATAGTGCTTCACCATAGCATCAATTGCTGCGGTCTGCATCCCCTTGGCTTTTGCATCCGCTCGTAATTGTGATTCAGTGGTGACAGGCTTAGTGGCCTTGGGAATAATAGCCCCTGGTGGAACATTGGAAGCGGTTTTCTCAGCCTTGGTTTCTGGAACTGCATCGGTCCTTCTCATTGCGCCAGCCGCGCCGTTGGACTTAGACGCATCCGCCTTCGCCTTAGATGGGTCGTTAAACGTCGTAGCGGCAGCCGCGCTCCCGCCCCTGCCCACCATCTTATCCACCGGCATCCCGTCGATGTGATGGATGACTTGTTCGCGCTGTTGGTCAGTTAGGTGTTGATAGAACTCTGGGTGATCCCTGACATTGCCAACAGCCCATTTCCTAAGAGCATCCGCACTCTCGGTACGCTTGGGGTCTTTCGGATCACTCGCTGACTTTCTGAGCCGAGCAATTTCCGCTTCAGATGCAGGCGTCCCATCTCCGTGAACGTCGTTGACGATAGACCTGGAAACATCGTCCAGTTCCCTGGGATTGTACTTGTCCTTTTTGTCGTCAAGCGTCAGTTTCTTTAATGCCGCATTGAGGCTGGCATTAGAAGCGGATTCTGCAATCTTGGTCTGCCTCTCCCTATCGCTCAGGTTAATGGCGGCATCGTAAGCGCCCTGAAGATTCTTAGCGCCCTTCGGCTGTTTGTTGAGAATGGCCTGGACGGAAATACTGAGAGGGTTGTCGGGGTTCCTCTCCAGTTTTGCAACGATGCTCTTTTCGCCGTCGTCCAGTTTATCCTTGCCCAGTGTCTTAGACCAAGACGCATAGGCGCGGTCAAGCTCAACCTGCTTCTCTGTGGGGGGCTTCGGGGCGGATTCATTGCCCATGCGAAGGCTTCCCGGCTTGATGGTGTCAAGAGAAACGGGATTCCCCTTCCCATCCTCTAATCCTTTGTCTGTCCTAACGACATTGATTTGTTTCCCGTCCACTTCGGCTGTGCCATAGTCGGTGACTTTAGCTGTTTCGGCCTTCTCTGGGATGGATTTGATTATTTCAACTAAACCAGAAGGTAATTTGTCGGTTGGGGTTTTCCCTAAAGCATTCATGATTTGAGCAAGTTCTGGATCTTTGAAAATATCCGCCCTGCTCTTAATAGTGCCGTCCGACAACCCTTTACTTATCTTGTTTATAGCAATTGATCCGAATTGAGCAATCTGTGCCGTTTGCGACTGCGCCATCCTCACGTCATGCGACACGTCGCCCAGCGTTGCCCTTACGGTCTTCTCGTCGAAAGACGACGCCTGAGCACCGGGACCAAGCATGTTGGTTGCGGCCTGATGGAAAAACTTCACGATGGGGCTTTGATCTTGATCGTCCTTTTTCCCCTTCTTCTTGCCGCCCTGCCCAGAATCTCCGCCTCCGCCCGCCGCGTCGGGGCTAGTCTGATCCCTCAATATCCCAAGCCTCAAGGCCTCTAGTTTGTCAATTTGCTGCTTCTGCAAAGCTGGGTCAATGTCAGATTTACGGACGTACTCCTCTGTCTGCCCAATCCGGTTATAAATATCCGCTTCTTTCTGCCGCGACTTGGCATATTGCATTGCCCGGCCCTTGGACATTCCTTCAAGGAACTTGTCAATTATCATCGCCCCCTTGCCCAGCTTCCCCATATAACCGCTAGGGCGTTGCTGGGAAGCCTGATAGGTAGAAGGCGCGACTTGAGACGGGTCTAGGAATGAACTGAACGGCCCGGCTGCGGGATTGGCCGTCGTAGCCGTCGTCTGAGCAGTTTCGGGAGGTGGACTCGTGGTGATGGGAGTAGTAGACAAAACCGTACCCTCCTACTGTGCGGCAATGGCCCGTCTAAGTGCTTGGTCGAAAAGCGGTTTGAAAATAGCCCGAAGGAAACTGGACCGTCGCACACCCCATGCCACTTGACGACCAATCGCTCGGTAAATAGAAACGACAATCCGGCCAATGGCGGTTTCAGAGAATGGGCCAACCAACCATGCCCGAATAAGATGGACACGAGAATCATCCACCCCATAGAGAGCTTCGGCAATCCAGCAGGGCCTTCCGCCAATAGCCATACCCGCGCCGCCCGCAATTGCGCCGATCATGCCCATGGTGCTGGCCTTGCCCTGCTCGTTGGCGCTCATCACGGCTTGGTTGCTTTGGCTCGCAAGCCCTCCAGCGTTCAAAGATGCGCCAGTTTCCTGAAGACCGATACCCGCTGATGCCAACCCGATATTGGTATTGGACTGAAGCGCATTTTGGAAAAGCTGGTTGAGCGTGGTGGACATCTGCGTTGCTTCGCCCTGCTTGGAGGCAGCGAGAGCATAATCTCTTCCCGGCCCTGCGGGGACTGAATTCATGATTTGCTCTTGCGCCTGCTTCTCGGTTTGAGCGATGGTTCCAGTGGCGGGGCCTGCGGCAGAGATCAGGTTAGAATAGTTGCCGCTTTCAGCCGCATTGATGACTCCGGTATTGTACGTCTTTTGCGGGGCCGTCAATGTTTGCTCTTGGGCAAGCTGGTTCTGCGCCATCCCGAGGTACTGTTGTTCGACGCCCAATTGCTGCTGGGTGATCTGATTCTGCTGGCCTTGTCCTTGGTCGCCGCCCATAAGTTACTGCTCCTTTATTGGGAATCGTGGTCCTTGAAAGGACTAAGCTCCTCCCACATCTCCCGCGTAATCCACGAAATATAGACCCCGCAAACCTCGCCCTTCCAAGTGGTGAAGTATGGGACGGGCTCGGCAGTGTGCCCAAACCCCAGATTCTTCATAAACATCAGCATGGCTCTGTTTTTTTCGGGCGTCGTCCCAAACAGAACGTCGATGTCGTAGCGGTCGAAGGTCTGCTCCAACATCATCTGGGACAGCGGGAAGGTCACATCCCGATGCTGGTATCCAGCAAAAAAGGCACAGCCCAGTTCTGATTTCTTGCTTCCATCCCCTCTCCCCAGGGGCACAGCAATATGTCCGATCCCAATAAGGCTTGTCTTGTCTCCAGACTTCAGGTAGCAGCCGTAGGTGATGGCGTTGGGATCAGAGTACGTGGCAAGAAACTTTGGAATGCCGGGATCTGACTCGTAGAACAGCACGGAGAGCGTGCCGTCCATTTTCATTGTCAGATACGCGCTGGCGAGAAGGTCCATCGAGACTGGGGCCACGATCAGATCGCCCATCGTGTAGAGAGGACCGTCTTTTTTGAGAGTTATTGCCTGAACCATACGCTTGTAAAGAACCCCGGCGTCACTGTTGTCAGGGTAGCCAACCCCAACGTCCCGTTAGATTGCAGGAAGGCGGCTGTTCCTCCGCTGCTGACTGAAACCCACCTACCCCAATTGGGAGAAGAGGCCGCTAGTCGGTAATAGGCTGATCCATCCGGCTCCCACGGATGCCATTGATACCCTGTCCCGTTAAACTGGAGCCAGTGGTAGTAGTCGCTGATGAAGAACGTCATCCCGGCATTGTCGGCATTTGTAGCCAGCGTTCCAGCCGTAGGAAGCTGCGCTAGGGTGATGATCGTGAAAAGTGCTGCCTGTGCTACCTGTTGGCCGTTCGGCCCACCAACCTGAAGCTTGCCGCTATTGATTGCCGCCTGGATAGCTGCTATCCCGTAGAGCTTATTGGCAACCGCGTTCGTGATGAACTCGTTTGGGGATACATTCTGGGCCGTCTGCTGCGAAGAGTAGGCTGTCGCCAGAGTAGGGGACGAGAGCAGATTGGGGGAGTTTTGTCCGTAAACGCCAGACACCTTCTGGTATAGATAGCGCATCCTCTGATTCAGGGCGAAGAGGGTTTCGTCCTGGAGGTCCGATGTTTTTAACTCTGCGTAGCCGCTCGTGTTTGGCACTTTAGATCCTTGGAGCCATCAGCGTTGAAAGGGTTGTCTGCTGATACGCCGACCTTTGATCGGCTCCGCAGGCCATCCATTCTAATCGCGACCCATCCGCATAGAGCTTAAAGACCGGCAATCCAACAACTGGGGTGATGGTGGGGCTAACCGTAGGGGTAACCGTCGTTGTCACAGTAACAGTGGTCGAAACAGTGGTCGAAACAGTTGTCGAAAGAGTGATGAACGGGTTTGCTGGCATAAGGACATCTCTCTCTGCCAGAAAAAGACCCTCTGCCAGATTAGTGCCAACAAGCTCATCGGTCGGGGTGACGATCCCCGTTGTGACCACAGGGAGGCTGGTATAGAGATAGAGTTCCATGAACTCGCAATAGGAACCGTCGCCGTTGTTCGCGGTAACGACAACCTGATAGTAACGATAGGCTGTCGAGTAAACGGCGCATGTGAACTGTCGCGTCTCGTAGGGACCCCAGCCAGTCTGATTCGTTTGTGTATCAACCGTGTACCACGTACTGTTGTTATTACTCCCCTGCAAGGTCCAGTTCTTCGGCACGCGCGATTGGCTGCTGTAATTGTCGGCAACTATACGATACGCCAAGACTGGATTAGCAGAAGCGGAACCTAAGTCTATCTTAACCCAGCAACTTCCGCTGAAACTCAGCGGATCGGTTGTGGTGTTGTCGCCGTCGAAGTATTTCCACGGCGTTCCGAAGTAGCTCCCAGAGGTGGTGACCGCATAAGGCGAAGGAGTGGAGTTCCCCGTCATGTCGTGCGGGGCAACGTCAACGCCACTATCCGAGCCGAAGTAGTGCCCGCTGCCTACCGCGTCGATTGTGACTTGCGTGCCGCTGAGCACCTGGAGCACCTGACGGCTGCCATCCACCCCGCCGCCGACGCCCGTGACCCAGACGTTCTCGTACTTCCAAAGCGCGTGAGAGGCGAATGCAAGCGTGACAGGGTAAGTCCCAATCGCATTCGTGGCCGTAAGCGGGGCAAGGGTCTCTCCCATCGTGTAGACAGTCTCCGGCCAATCCCCGCCGAAGCAATTGGGATAGGAGTAGACCGGGTATAAGAGGTATTCTTCTGTACTCAGAGCCACATTAACCCCTCTTCAGCCACATCGAATATCCTGAATTTGTATATTGCACCCACGGGAATCCAAGAAAGTTCGGGGCCACTCGGTCCATTGGGACGTTTTCCATCGTGATGAAAGAATCCCACAATTGCCCGATCTCATACAGAGACCCGCTCGTTCCTTCTGGCACCCAGCAAATCACCGGGTCCATGGCGCTCGGGATTGAGCCATAAGCGGAGACAATGGAGCTACCACCGGAAAATGGACCGGAAGACTTCAGGCTGACTGGCGGTCCACCCACAGGAAGTTGGTTTGTTACGACCCAAGTAGACGCAGATGACCCAGTGCCTAGACTAAGCCTGAAAAATGGCGAGTTTTCACCGGTAAACCACGCGGCGCGAGCCAGTTGAGTAGAAGCGCCCGCGAGCAGGCCACCGCTCGTGTATGCGCCCGTACCTGTTGATCCCGTCAGTGAAAGGTGCGTCGGGTCGATCACGACACACTGCCAATAGCCGTTTGCGCCTGTGTTCCCTTGCACGTCGGCCACGAAGACGTAATCTCCGGTAGTTCTGCCGTGCGCCGTCGCTGTCGCCAGAACAACCGGGCTCGTATTACTAGCGGCGGAAATTAAAATTGGTGCATTGAACGCACGAACGTAGGGGATGCCGAATGCCATCCTGGTATAGCCCGTAGTAGAGTCCGCCAGTAACCACAAGAAACATTGATGAGCATTCGATACGAATTCCAGGACACGGGTGGGGTTTGAATAGCATAGGACGTTAACAATCCCCGCAGTGTTGGTGACCGCAGCCTGGCGCGCACTGTTAGTTAGGACAAAGCTCACCACGTCTTGCAGGACTGAGGCCACCCTAAATCTGACATAATCGCCACCATTCTCTACAAATAGGCCCATTTGCAAGCCCTGAGCCGTTACCCCGGAAAGCATGAAAAAGCCACCACCGGTAAGGAACGGCGTGTAAAAAGTGCCGAGACCGCCTATGTATAGATTGGGCGATCCCCAGGAAGCAGTGGGGTCGGCAATCCCGATGATGCTGTTGGCTGCCGCGCCCGTTCCAGCCGAGACTAAGTGAATCAGTAAATTGTTGGTGCCGTCAACGGTCGCCGTCATTAGCCCGGTACTAGTCATTGCCGCAGCAAGATTCGCAGCCACCGCTGGCAGGTTGGCCCCAACTAGAATCTGGTTTGCCCCGGTGATGGTCGCAACGTAGGTCCAGACCTGCGTCGGGAACAATGCCCAAGGGCTAGAGAAGGTAATCGTCCAGCCCGGATTTGGGTAGCCGGTAACCAGCACATCCCCAGTGGCGGCAAACTGCTGCGAAATGGTCCAGCCTGAGAGAACTAATTGATCCACAACCGCTTGCATCAATGTCATCGTCGTCGTGCATGGCACCTCGGAGTACTTCGTCGAGCCGACCGAACTGATTTGAAGTGACATAAAATCCTTTAGCTGGCAACCGTATCAATTGTCATCCTTTTCCGCTTGCTCTTGTTCAGAGAAACATCACCTTCGTTGTCTATGAGAGAAGCGGGCAAATAGAACCGTTCAACGTCCCGCTGTGGGTGCGCCGGTAGGGTAATCTGATAAAACGGCTCTCCGTCGTCCCCGTAAAATGTCACCCGAATTGGCACAGAACAAGTGTACTCCAGCCACGCCTGCTTGACGAAATTGTATCCATCGTATCCGAAGTTGAACTCGTAGGAATCCCAATGAGACACAGCCATCGGCTCTTTCCAGAAATCGAAACTGTGCTTGAAGTATTGGGAGTATCCCCCTGGAGATGGCGTGAAAACAAGCCGAGTGTTTTTCGAGATCAAGTCGCTCTGTAGAGTCAAGATACGAGCCCGGTCATTCAACGTGGTGACAACAGAGATCGGATCCCCCAGATTCCCAGAATCCCCTTGCAGTTGAACCGCGCATGGCAACCCCGATGAATTCATTTCTAGGTTGAGAGTCCTGAAAACTTTGTCGCCAGAATACTCCAGGTCGCTCCACTCTGTATAGAGAGTCCTGTCGGCAGGATACTTACTGAGGCCGGGAAACGAGTAAGAGAAATGCTTAAAGGGGACGCCCGCAACCGTTGGCCGCAACCGAACCTTCTTGACGATCATGTTGTCATTCAAGGCGAAGTTGGCCGTGATCCGGTTAGGCTTCCCTCCCGTAGTGGTTGGAGGGGCTAAGACGAAAGACTGAACAGCCGTGTTCTCTTGCTGGACGCCGATAACGCCGGTCATCGTGTCCATGTTCATCACGACGGTTTGCCCCACCGGGATGTCATATTCCATCACCAATTGGTATAGTCTCTTATCAAAGGGCCATCCCAAATCGTCCCAATCGTAAGCACGCCCCACCTGGATCTGAGCTAAGGGGACGACGTTCAACGTCAACGAATAGAAGGAGCCTCCGCCTGTTGTCGTCCCAGAGATCCTTGTCTGGATGGCATAGGCTTCCTTGTGGTATCCACCCTGGATTGAATTGGGAATACGAACCCGATTGGGGTTGGGAACAATCGTGAACAACTCGTCCTGCGTTGTCGAGAAGTCGTAGAACGTCTGGATGGTCACGATGTCGGTGGACTTCATCTCCAGGATGAGATCCGCAAATGTCTTATTAGCGCTAGGAGCATTCGCCGTGAAGGCCGCTGGAGTCAAGGAATAGACGATGGCCTGCCCATCGTTTGGTGTATCCACCCAGCCATCGGACGTCCCAGAATTCTCTTCATACAGAAAGGCGAATGTGCTTGGGCTCTTGGCCGAATAGAGAATCCCTGCCGTCTTGTCGTTCAATTGAGCAGTTATGCCAACAGGAGCCCCGTTGGCTAAAGTATCGCTCAGGTTTTCAATACTCCATCTCTTAAACTTAGTATGGTATCTGAGACGGTGTGGGATGCCAAGGGTGTCCAAGTAGGAGACAAACACCTCGTTGTCGTTGTACTCCATCGTAACTACGTCTGCGCCTGCCGTCCCAAGATGAGGTCGAGTGTCGATTGGGGCATAAGATCCAATCGCATTTCCATTGAACAGCGGGTCTAGGTCTTGGCTTCTCCAGGCGCTCATCCCCCCGCTCCACGAATAGATCCCGTCGTAAGACAAGTACCACAACTCGTTGTCCGCCATGCACCATGCCTTAGTGGCCAACAAGCCCCTTTGGGCAGGGGTGGCAATAGGGGCCTCCATCTGGCCAGACGCCACAGCCACGTAGTACAGGTTGTTTAGGTTCATGCACAGAACCCCGCCAGAGAATTCCGTCAGGTTAACGATGTAATTGGAAGGGGTTCCGACGTTGATGGCGTTTGCTACGTTCGTCGTTAGGTTGATGATCGGGAAAGCCTCGGGCCTGCCAGTCTTTGACTGGTAAAGGACATGCGGATTGTTCGGATCGCCTGCAAGAAATATCGAATCAAACGCTTCTAGGGAAAGAGTTACGGGTTGGTTGGCAATAGCGTCAGCTTGGATCGTGATCGGGTTCGTAGCCGCGTCCGCATGGTCGTACTGGAGAAACAGCGTAACCGTCCCGCCGACTGCATCCACAGCCGCCAAGATCGACGTTTCTTGCGTCAGCGTGTTTATGCCCACAGTGAGAGGTGTCCCTACGGTCAGGCTTGCCAGCGAGCCGGAGGTGACTATTACGTTCAAAACCGCAAGCGTATTGGCTACGGCCACAGTGGAGGAAGTCATTACCACTGGGGTTGGAAGGGCGCTCGTTACCGGCGTATCGTTGTCAAAGTCTACTAGATTGTTAATATCTATGCTCTGGTCGCTCTGCTGATCGCTGAAAATGACAGTCTCGCCAGCCCCAGGATTAGCAGCATAGCCGACAAACCGATAGTACGAGTCAGCAAAAGAGCCCCCAGCCCTGTAGACCGAAATGGAATTCTCCCCAGTTATCTGAGGATCGTCTGTCCCGTAGAGAGTTAAATCAACGCCTTGCCGTTGTGGGCTCACCGCCGCCGTTGGAATCATCAAGGCGCAGGGATTGCCTTCGGCCCCAGTAATGGGGTTACGGAACGTGAAAATGTAACTGTACGGCTGGAGGGGGAAGTCCGATGAAGTAGTAACCGCGTTTGGCCCAGCCCCACCGGCGATATAAATGCTGCTAATGCCAAGCTCGGGGCTTCCGGTTGGGACCGCAACAGTCTTATAAACGACCTGAAACCCAGTTACATTCTTCCACGAATACACCGGGTTCCCGGCATTTCCGACAGCCAAGAATTGAGACTTTGGAATGCTAATCTCTGTCCAGACTGCGTTGCCTGAATCGGCAGCTTCAGCCGATACGGCAGCCAGTGCTTGGGCTTTAGCTTGAGTGATTTCCTGGCTGATATACGGAGTGTCGTTAAGGGCGCTCTGAGGAATGGTTGCTCCGATATTGCTGAGGTTCTGGGTAGAAGTCTGCGTACCCGTAACCTGCGGCTGGATCGCAGTCGGAAGGATTGATTTTTCATAATAGTCGGAGTTGCTATTGTTGACCAAGACTCGGAACCGGATGTCTGTATATTGAGACGGGTCTGAGGCGTAGACCGAAATGTGAACAAGATCATCCGTGGAATACCCAGTTGACGGGATTCCGTCGAAAGAAGCATCTAACGCTATAGCCATCGTCGCAAGCGTTACGAAGTCACTTGAACCAGTGTCCGTATCTAAATCCTCTGCCGCTTGAATCAAGTCCCCGACATTGGGTATATCTTCCAGATACACGCTGAAGGTAGTCGAATCGCTGGAGAGAACGGGAGCGTATTGAGTGTAGGCTGAAACCCCTCCAATAGCCGGAGTTACGATCTGCAACAGCATCCCCACGTTGATCCCAGACATAGTAGACGGGGTGATGGTGATGTTCCCTGGGACTGTCCCGCTAGCCTCTGCGACGGACATATAGGGCAATCTGCTTATGTCTGAGCCTACGGCTAAGTTGTAAACCACGTCCATGTCTGGAGGCAGCAGCGCGTACGCGCCCAACGCTGCCTGGACTGGTTGCACTGGAGGCAATATCCCCCACTTTTGAAGTCCCGGTGAAACTGTGGCTGGGTTTGTCCCGCTATCCTTCAGCATCGCGCTTGGACAGGCGAAGTACTGGTAGGGGAGTCCGCTAGACCCAGCAGAATAGGAGATAGCGCTGAATCTCTGCCGAGCGTAAGCGTCCGATGGGGCTACGCCAGTTGCAATCTCATTCCAATCTCCGCCGTTGATCCGAGACCAAATGTTCACATCCTCGCCAACGTATAAGATTTCCTCCCCCAAGTCCCCTACGTGCAACGCAGAGATTGAATGGATGACCGGAGCTTCGTCGAAATCCTGTTGCCATTCGTCAGCCCTGGTGAGCTTCTGACTCCCCGCCCTAACCGTGATGTTCCCCTCCTGGACACTGACTACGTTAGTCAATTCGCTGTAGTGCGACTCGTCCAACAGGGCCGGGTCCTGCTTCAGTTGGAGCCCGCCGTTGGGGAAAGCACGGGAAATAGGTTGGAGGTCAGCCATGTTGCCTTAGCTCATTCTGGCCTTGAGGTAGCTATTCCCTGGAGTTGACGTGACGACATAAATCCCGCCAACGGGGACTCCAGCCGTTGCCGCGCCTGGATCATCTGCTGCCATGACAAAGGGAGAGACGGCTACGCCAGGGCCTACCCCAAGAACGGTCGTAGTGGTAGGGCCAGCAACAGTGACCATCATGAAGTCTTCGATGACGATCCCTCTGAAAGTAACGGTGATGGCATCAGGCATTGGCTTGCTCCGTGTAGATGTTGGCCATAATTGCTCCTGCTAAGTTCACACCTTCAGCATACCGCGCTTGGCAATAGGCGGCTTTCTGTTCGTCTTTCAATTCGCTGTTTGTGGAAAAGATCCTGGAGAGTATCCCATACTTCAAGTAGCACTGGAACGAAGCGGGGATTAGCTGAATATACGTCGGATCGGTCGGGATGACATTCCCAATCATCGTCAGATTCCCCGTGGAACACACTATGTCGGCATATACCCCATACCCAGGTCCGGTGGCTTCCAAGTATGGATTTCCAAGAGCTTCGGCAAACACCCCGTAGCCAGGAGTAGACGGATTTGCCTGGATGTCGAAGTCAACCGCGCCAGACGTGGAGGCGGGCACGCCGTAGCCCTGATCGTAGGTGTAGGTCAATTCTCCTTCCACGTTTGGCATAGGGCTCAGTTGGATCTGCTTGACTGTAACCTCATCTTCTTTGAAGTATTGTGATTGATTGAACTGCGTCGGCCACAAAGGATCGGAATTGTCCAAATAGAACCCGCTCGTCCGGTTGATGTGCGTCTGTCCCGCAAGCGCTTCGTCAATCTCTCCCAGTTGATCGGGCTTCGTGTACGTGTCCACCCCGACAACGATGGGGACATTGAAGATCTTCTTGATGATCTGCGTCTTGCTCAAGAAGTCCATTACGACTTCATTGGCAATGGTGTAGAACTCGCTATCCGTTAGGAGGCCCAACTGGAATCCGCCATCCTCTAGCAAGATCGCGGCACACTGCCGGTAGAGGCCATATAGGATGGGGAAAAGGCGGGCCGGGAAGATTTCAACGAATGGTCCAGGAGGGGTACTGGTGCTAACGGTAGTACCCGCTCCTGATCCCCAAGGGAACGTATTCCATTCGCCGCTGTTCCAAGTTCCCATTATTGGTCGCACTCCACGGTCAGATTGACCACCGTTGCGCTAGCCGTTGCTTTGAGGTTGATCCCTACGATGTCATTTGCCGCCACTGCCGTCGTCCAGCCAGTCAGGGTGGTCGAATGTAGGGAATTATTCGACGCAATGGCGGGGGTAGCCGAGGCCGTGATTGTGTTCGAGATGGTCGGCAGACCCGTCCCGCTGGCGATCTTCCAGACATCCACCGTCGCCGTGCCCGTGTCCACGCTCATGTTCCATGCGCTGATAGTGCAGGAAAACGGAACCGTGAGATAGCCCGTCTGCCCAGACGTGAGCGCCGTCCCGGCCCCGTTGAAGGTGTACCCGAAGCCACGCGCGGTGGAAATGGGCGTCAGTGTCAGCGTACTGCCCGAAAGCGTGCCCTTCCATGCCCCAGTCGCGGCGGTGACCGGTAACTTCACTGTATAGGCTGACGTGGAGTCATCGACCGTCACCACAACCGTACTGGAGCTTGTTTTCCCGGTCAGATCGAGAATCCCAGTATTTGTGCTACCGACCGTCCCGAAGCCGCCTGGATTTTGCAGGACAGCAGACCCATCCAGATAGGCCGTGCTGGCGATGCCATTGCCCGCCCCGTCGCCCTTGATGAGATTCGTAGTGCTCGCGATGGTCGCACCGCCGCTACCTGAAGAACAACCACTAGTCGTCGCGCCATAGTTGCCGTCTGTACAGAGAGTCTGGCCAGCAGAGGAAGCGACTGTGCCCGCCAGCATAACCTTCGTATCGCCGATACCCTGCGGAGAAAAGTACGCGCCCCATCCATTTGCTCCAGTCACAGTGGGGAAATAGCCAGAGGTCCCCATTGTCTTAGGAGCTAAGTTACCAGACAGGAGCCAGCCTTCAAGCGCTTCTATTTCCTTTCGCATAGAATTGAAATTCCACGCGACCACGTAATTAGACACAGACGAAGAGGATGGATACTCACCAGCACTTGTCCCATCAAACCCTCTTCCTGCCAGATTGGGACACCCATTATAACCTACCGACAAAGTGTTCCCAGAGACATTACAAACCATCACGACCTCTGCGGTTCCACTTGTCCCGCTAGGTGGAGAGATTGTCAATAACATATTTGGAGAAATCCCAGTCGCGCTTGATACGATCACACTAGTACTGGTTGCCGTAAGGGGCAAAAAAAGGGTAGTTGAAACATTGTTGGCAGCTACGCCAATTTTACCGTCCGTAACCGCAGCGCTGGGGAATACGGCAGTCTGCCCACAAAGGGAAGAAGCGAAGATAAGCAACGCCAAGGCTATTTGTTTCATGCGCACTCCAAAAACTGATTCTTTGTATCCTGATTGCGGGCGGCTCCAATGCCCTCGCGTTGGCATTCCGCTGCCGCCGATGCCCAATTCCGGTTTAGAACAGCCGCCCCAAATCGTGGGAAAGCTCGAAAGCTCCCCAGGTTGAATACCATGTCGTAGAGGCCCAATTGCGCTGGCTCGGGATACGATTCAAACGCCGGGAAAGTCTGGATCAAGACAAGGTAGAAGTGAGAAACGTCTCCCATCAGGAGATTGTCAATTGCGCTGTCTGCTAATATCAGGGACTTGTATTCCTGGTTGCTGGACTTGACGAAATTCCATCCGTTGACAACATCCTCCTCTGATGCTGTGTCGAGATTTACGTCGGTAAACCCTAACTGTGTTGCAGCGCTGGACGAAAAAATAAGGTGCCCAACCCCCACGGTCACGTTCCCCGCTGTATCGGGATACATCCAAGCCTTGCGACCCTCGTGGGTAGAGAGCATGTCGATCAGTTTTGCCTTGAATTCGTCGGTCATGTTTTCGCCTGCTGCGCCTCTGGGATAAAGTAGCGCGGTTGCGTCAGCCCCTTCCATATTGTCATCTTCTTGTTGACGGACAGGTACTTCTGATAGTCCGTCGATCCGTGGGCAAAGATAGTCGAAGATTCCTTCAGCATGAGAGTATGTGCCGCCAGAAAATCAACGGCGCTGGCGTACTCGTTGGGGAGATTAAGGATGTCCGTATCGGCCACCAATGGGACTGGCTCCATCACTCCAGTTACCCTGATGTCACAGCCACCAAGGGAATCAGCGGGGTAGATCCCGAACTTCGTCAGACCACACGGGACCCAATAGGAAACAGGAAGCCCCACACTGCTGGTTGTGTCTGCCGTCCAATTGGGATAAGAAGCGCCCAATTGCCAAAGCGTCGTCGGTTGAAGGTACATACCCTCAAAGGTGACGCGCAGGGGAATGAGGATCTGAGCGGGGGTGTCGTACCAGATTCGGTTGGCCTGAGACCACCCTGGAATCTGGAATGTGCCTTGGATGAACCCCGTGGAGAGGTTGACGACCTGGACCGCTTCGTTAAGCGCACTAGCCACTTCGGACGGCTGGTAAAGTAATGTGTTGCCATCCAGCCTGGAATAAACCCGTGCTTTCAAGGCCCCGAGAGTGACAAGCGGCACTAAGCACCTTTTTTTCGCTCAGAGGTTTCCGGCTCTGGGCAATCGAACACTCGGCCCTTGGAGAACGTAGAAGCCCCAGGCGAGTTCATCTGTGTGTTAAACAGTTCCCGCCCCATCGTCTCACGATCAAGCCATTCCGCCGATCTCACCATTGACTTGCGTTCGCTTTCGTTGTAGGTGTCCGACTGGGCCATGCGTTGAAGGATCTCACCTTCAGGCTCCACTGGGACCGCCTGCGGAGAACGAAACTTGTCGAACGTGGACTCGCCGTTGTCTGGTTTACGCTGCATAATGCCCTCTCTTTTACCTGTCTTTACGATGAGCCGCGCGCCACGCGGAATCTTCACGATCATGCTCTTCCAGTTTGCCGCGAACGCGCGCCTGTTCTTCCCGCAATCCGAGGAGGTCACGGCTCATAGTGGCTTGGTCTACCGCCATCCTGCCGAGCATTTCGGTGTGCGTAGCAATCTGCTGAGAGAGACTACCCCAAGAGACAGCCATGCCTATCACCAGGACGATGATCGTAATAATCTGTCCAGGATTTAGGCCCCATTTATAGAGGGTGTCTCCGTTCTTATAAGCGTTATCTGGCATCAATTTGTTTTCTCCAATTATGTAGCGGGCCGAAGCCCTGCCGAATTACACTTTCTCCATTATGGGATCGGGCAAGTATAGTGGCCGCTTCCGTCGAAAAAAACCCACGCCCCACTGCCGACCGTGAGGCAAGAGCCGACAGTACAATTAGAACACCGTGCGATTGTATTGATGGGCTGGGAGGCTAACTGGCCTATATTTATCGTTCCCACGGAGATGCCGCCCGCAGTGACCGCGAAAACATTCACAGGGGTTGGATAAAAAATGATCGTCGCCCCCGTGGAAACTCCTGTCAGTAGGACACCGTTGTTCATGGTAACACTCGTGCCCGTGTACGAACTGACGGTGCTCCCGGCCTGAATGTTCGGCCCCGATAGATACTGCCCATTCGCCACGCCTGTCGTGCCGCCCGAGAATTGCAACGTAGCCCCACTCGCAGTCGCCGAAGTGGTGACAAGGCTGAATGGGGTCCCTGGATTCACCACCCTGAACCCTGGGATGCTTGTAGCCGCTTGACCTCCACCCATCTCCACCGTCATTGTCACATTCGAGACTGGATTGTTATTCCCTACCGTAAAAGTATCGCTGGTCTTGGGAACATTCAGCCCAAATTGTGCAGTTCCATCGGACCAAAACTGGAAGAGAGAAGTAAAGGCTGGAGCGGCAAAACTGCCAGATTCGCCTATAATTCGGTAGAGGCTCAGGTTGTTGAAAGAGTTAATAACGGTCTCTTTGCTTCCTGCTGGTATTGATGCACTGTTGTCTGAATATCCTATAAAGTGGTCGTAGGCCCCCTGCCCGCCAGCGGGGAAGGCTGAATTTAGGTACGGCTGGTAAATCCCCGTGATGAACTCTAGGCCTGGGCCTGCCGTCCCCACTACATTCCCGTTGGTGTTGAAGATTATATTCTCGTTCGCTAGCGTGTTCAAATTGGCAACGTACACCGGGATCTGCATTCCGTTCGTCAGGCCCAGCCCGTAGATGGCATTGGGTGTCGCACCAGAAGGGGTGCCAGTCGTGTAAACCCGGTGCTGGCCTCCGCCCGTGAGACTGAAGAAATTCACATCCGAAGGGTAGAACGGATCGCCCGTGTAGTCGAACCAAATGATGCTCTGGCAAGGAGCAGTCACGAGACAGCCCACGTTGGTATTGTACTGATGAAAGTAGAAGAATTGATCGCTGTCGGTATTCTGCAAATGGACGCCGGTTTGGTTTGCGAGCATCGCATTGATCGTCAGGTTGTCGTATTCTTCCAGGCAGGCATCGGAGGACGGACCAGGAGGGTAGGCGGTCGGATAGCCAGTGAGATAGACTCCCTGAGCGTTCGTGGCAGTCGTGCCCATGACTATAGACACTTGCGTCCACTTGTTGTGCATCGTGTTGCTGAGTCCAGTCCCGGAGGTCGCGCTGTTTGTAGTTTCGTAAATAGCTATTTGGTTGGCAGCAAAAAGGGAGATGTTGACGTTCTCCACCTTACCCCAGGTAGCAGAGACCGGCTCTATACCGATAGCGTTGGGAGCACTGAGGACGATGTTTATTCCACTAATACCCCATCCGTCCATCGGCCCATTGATCTGAAAGGCCGGGCCGGAGCTTAAAGAGTTTACGATGCAGCCGGGGCCAGCACCCAAGCAAGCTAGTTTAATGCCAGCCGTTGTCGAGGCGGCGCTCGCCGAACCATTGCCCATCTGGACCGTGCTGTTCGTGTAGTACGTTCCGGGGTACATCCCGATGGTATAGCCGTTGGTTGAAACGGCATTGATCGCTGCCTGAATGTTCGCTAGGTCCGTAGCCCCAGTTGTGTCCCCCGATGGGGAAATCGTTACGGGCAAGTCCGCCTCGGTCGCACACCGCGACATCCCCGGCCCGCTACGGAATGGGATGCAATTGAAGCCAGGGTCCGCTATGGCGCTGATTGAGGAAGCCGAAGAGGTGATGAAGTAGTCCTTGGAGCAGGAGAGCGTTGAAGATGTGCTACCCGAAAGCGTGTTGAGGCGCACCCAACTGTGATACCCGTTGCCAACGCCAATTGGGACAAAGGACGTGTTGGTGATCTGGCTTGTGGGGAATGGCGTCCACGGCCCAGTCCTACTCACGTCGCTGTACTCCAACTGGATCGTATAGGCCCCTACGTTGCTGTTCACGTAGTAACTGAAGTAGTTGCAGCCCATAGCCGCCGTGGAGCGGTTGTCGAACACCTGAGAGGCGCTTGTGACGTTGTAGACCCTAACCACTTGGAGCGGCTGGGGGATGGTCTGAGCTTTCGCCGTGAAGAGAGAGAAAGCAATCAAGACAGGAAAAGGAAAGTGTTTCATATTAGTAATCTCCAGCCGCCGCTTCCCAAGAATGCGATTGCTCCCAGTTCGCCCCCATCCCCATTCCTCCCCAAGTCTGAGCGAAATTCCAAGTAAAGGCCTTCTGATAGGAACTTTCCTCACTGTTCATTATCTCAATAACGGCCTGCTCGAACCGAGCTTGGTACATATTCGCCGTTTCCAGGCTAAAGAACGCATCCTTCATGTCTGGAGGACGAGGGCAAGGCGTAGCAAAGGCATCTGCCAGAGCCCCATATATGAGGGCATTGGGGTTGATTCCCGCAGGAGGAGTATCGTCTGGGAGCCTCATCCCCTTCCAACGGGCATGGTAAAGGTAAGAAAGCTGGTACGGAATTGACGGTGGAGGATAAATCTCGTACATTTGCTGGCCGTTGAGGTTCGGCCCCAAATTGGCAATACAGTTGGGAGAATCAGTCGCCGTTCGGTTCGGGTCGTACAGGTTGAGTTCTTCCTGAGATACCTGCAACCGGAGCGCGATTTGCTGAAAATTATCCACAACGACAACCAGTTCTTTTACGTCCCCAGCAAAAGGCGTATAGGCTAGCAAAATCTGATAGGCCATCCCCGCAGCGCCAACCTGTCCCCACGGATTGTCTAGATACAGACTCGTGGGGCTCGTTACCGCCTGCACGGTGAAAATTGGGTTAATTGAATTGACACGCAACTGAAGGTTGACGAGAGAGCTTGCTGTCGCTGTGAAGTTCGCCTCGTGCGGGAATTGAAAGGCGCACAGGATGCGTCCTGCCATCATGTCCAACACGGCTACAGTCTCAGGGTAAGGGCTTGCGGAGTCCACGTAGAGCAGGCTGCTGGGCGTGATGCCGACAGTGCTGTCGGGAGTGACCCAAACGGTCCTAGCTGCCCGTAACGGCTCCTGGATGTGGGTGTTCACTACGTCATCGACAGGCCAATTTGTTCCCGCCCCCGCGACGAGCGTAGACCCAGTTGTAACCGCAATCGTCCCAATAGAGTATGCCTGCGGGATGGATAGAAGGTTACGCTTCAGTAGACTAGACCAATCCGGCTTACGGTCGAGTATTTGCCGCAACCTCTCGTTAAGGAAGTCTACGGCCAGAGTCCGGTCCAGACCAATGCGCTGCTTGCACACGCGATTTTGCATCGACTGGAGAGTTTCCGTAAATTGGGCCATAGCTTCTTTATTGGGAATCGAAGTCCCTAGTGAACCTGGATCTTTCCGCCTAGTGTCACCTTGCCGCCAATCTGCGATGGCACAAAGGGTGCATTAACGCTGAAATTGTAGGGCGAAGATGTTGCACCGCTGGTAGTCGTCGAGACGGTGATGGGGAACGTCCCCGCGCTCACGACCATGCCCGCAGTGATTGGGGCCGTGACCTGAGTGGGGCCGACGTAGGTGGTCACGAGCGGAGTGCCGTTCCAGTAGACCACGGCGGTTGCATCATAGTTTGCCCCATTCACCGTGAGCGTAAACCCGGTGCTGCCCATGAGCTTCGTAGCTGGGCTCAGGCTGGAGATGGTGGGTGCGCTGGTGGCGTTGATCGTGAACGTGCTCGGGCTCGAAGTCCCGCCGCCCGTGGTCGTCACCGTGACGCTGGCGGTCCCCGGTGCGGCGATGAGAAGCGCCGGAACGACGGCGGTGCACTGCGTCGTGCCCACGTAGGTCGTGGCCAGGCTGGTAGAGTTCCAAGTCGCCGCGCAGCTTGAGTCGTAGTTTGCACCGTTGATCGTGAGTGTGAACTGCGCCCCGCCAGCAGTCGCGGAGGATGGTGACAGGCCGGTGATCGTAGGTGCTGGCGGGCTGCTGGACCCGGCGCTCGTGAAAGCCAGGACGCCGTTCGCCGTGCTTGTTACCGTGCTTCCGCTGCCGCTGGCGGTAATGGCGACGCTGCCTAGCGTGGAGGTGTCCACCTTGTAGGCCGTGCTCGGGAGCATCCCGGCCAGAGTGTGCGCCGTCGAGCTCGACTGGTAAGTGAAGGTGTACGAGATCGGCAGAACGGGAACGGGCGGCGTGCAAGTGTAGTTCGAGCAATTCCCACTGCCCACCTGCGCGTTCTGGAAGCCCGCCACGATGCCCGTAGTCACCTGCACCATGTCGGCATTGGTCGCTGTCAGCGGTGTCAGGGTGGCCGTGTCGGACGCCGAGACGCTGGCATCCAAGGCCGTAAGCCAGTTCTGCGAGTCGGCAGTATCCGCGCCCGAGGCCAAGCACCAGGAAGCGTTCGAGGTGCAGTTTCGCGGATCGTGAATCTCTAGCCGATAGATCATGCCCGAGCCGCTGGTCTGCCCGACGGTCAGCATTGGATCTTGCAGGACTGCGGGTGGCGTGAGCGGCTTGATCGTGGTGATGGCTCCGTTGAACTTCTGGCTGGTGCCGACCGCCCCGACTGCCCCGCACGCCGTTGAGCCGTTGAGCGTGAACGTGTATAGATCTACGGCGGTGATCCACCATGCGCCATTCAGCCCTGCGCATCCGCCGCTCTGTCCGGCAATCACCGTGCTCATGCCGCTGTTCATCAGGTGCGGAGCGCTCGTCACTACCTTCACGGGCGTCGTGTTGCCGATGCTGGCGATGCTGACGGCGGGTGCTTTGACGTGCCACTGGCGCATCCCAGCGGCGATCTGTCCGCTCGTGGTGACTTCCGTGGGAATTGCGCCGGTCGTCCAGGAGATCAGCTGCTGGCCCCACTTGTTGCCCGTTGCCGTGCCCGTGCAAGCCGTTGCCCCAAGCGCCGTCGTCTGACCATTCAGACTGAAGTGCGTCCCATCCAGGGCCGTGATGGTGTAGGTCTGATTATTCAGGCCGCTGCATCCGGTCCCCGCGACGCTGGTGAGCTTAACCTGCATCCCGCTGTGAAACGTGTGGCCGCCCGTGACCAGCGCGATGGGGTTCCCGCCCGCCGCATCGATTATCGACGTGAAGCTCACCGCCTGCTGGAGTTGATGCGTCTGCTGCGTGCGGTCGTAGACCAGGAACAGCTTGGGCAAAAGGTAGAGCACTTCACGCTGATTGGTGAGCACCCGGCTGCCGGTCGTGGTATTCGGCGTCCCCATGTAATCGGCCTCTAGCCCGACGCCACGGGCGTAGGCATAGTTGGCCGTAGATTCCAGTAAGTCGATTCGCGCCGGATGGCCCTTGGGAATCGTCACTCCGGGCGTGCCTTGGACATACTGCGTCCCCGTTCCGCTGGTCGCAAAGACAAGTGCGGTACCAGTCGTGGGGTAGCTTCCCCCATTCCCGATATAGGTAGGAGCCTTGATGACCCCGAACGTGCCGCTGGAGTTCCAGTTCACGATCACGTAGGGATCGCCGCGAACGACGCTCTCGGTCGCACCCGAACTCCCACTAAGATAGTATGTCGGTGGAGTCGCGCCAGTTGCCCAAGTGAAAAGAACCGTCGTGCCATTGCCCCATGAG